GGACAGCAATGTTTACCAGCACCACAATGATGTCTCCAATATCATCTATAGGTGTCGTATTTTTGCAGATGCTATCAGAAAGTTCGCCTACTTCCTGAATAAGTTTTAGCACTTGCTGCTTATCATCAGACCCATGAATAAGGTTCCTAGCTAAATGCCAAGAAACAATATTCTGAATTGATAATTCAATACCTCTATTTTCTTCGCTCATATATTGCACCTCCTTTAACTTCAGTTACAGTTATATCAGGATTGTCCTGCGCTTCTTTCTGGCGTTGTAAATCCAAAACAGTTTCATATTCTGTTTTCTCTACTATAAATTTAATAACATCTCGTTCATCTACGTTGTAATATTTGCAAACTATAGAAAGTTGGTTGCCATTTAATGCTTCTACAGAAGCTTTAGCTACTGCCATAATTTCTGGACTAGCGTTTCCTGATAAGCTTTTTCCAAACATATTAAACATTGTTTATACTCCTGATAAACTAACAAACACATAATATAAAACTACAACAGAACCTAAAAATAAAAAGGCTCTAGTTATATTGGGTAATCTTATACCTGTTCTTTTAAGATTGAACATTCTTTTTAGTTTTTTTTTCACTCCTTTTCTCCTGATTTTTTACAAACTTTTTAAATTCTTTATTGAAGATTTTATCAAAGTTTGAATTAAATTTATCCTTGTCTACTGGTCTGGCGGTAGATCCTTTACCGCCATGTGTCTGTCCTGATGCCATTAACTTCCTTCCTGATAAGGTTTTCCCACACTAAAGACTAACAAAGGAAGTAAGATTATAACGCCTTCAAAGCTCATATATTCTCCTTCATCTGTTAAACTATTGTGTACCCAAATCGGTCTTGCATCACAGAACTCTAAGTCTAAACCTACTCCATTGCGTAGTTCTAAAGATATACTATATCCACCTACATGAATTGAAAACATATTAAGCCACCAGTTGTATACGTTGGTTAGTGAATGCAGATCGTACTGTCTGCTGTCTTTGATTTTGTATAGCTGCTATGTTGTGCATAGATGATTCCCTTGATGTTTCTGCATGAGTTGACCAATCTGTCATAGCATTATATACAGCCCAGAAATTACTACCTAATCTGATTTTATATACTCCTACATATTTAGCCCAGATAAACTCTAAACTTTTATTCCTACGGGGCATGTCGTGTAACGCTGTTTCCGGTGTTCCACCATCTGCTATTAACTCTAATGCTTTATTAGCTTTAAGAGACTTACAAAAGAATACAAACGCTTGCTGATCTGTGACTTGTTTGTTAGACCACTCTGCCCACAACTCTCTCTCTTTTTCAAAGACTTCTAAAGCTTTAGTGATTGCTCTACCACCATGCTCAATGTTCAAAGAGCGAGTGTGTTTAGCTTTATATACTGCAACCTCACCACTAACAAAGACTTGTAGATTTGTACAAGCTTGTTGTATAGCTGCGGCACTAATCATAAACGGCCAAGTACCATCAAAGGATGATATAGATAAT